ATTTTCTGTTTCATGATAAAATACTAAACCTTCTCCAATATTATCAGGTTTATTAAAATATTTTGCAATATTAGAATTATTCTCAATTTCTTCTGTCATATTTACAATATCATTTATAGCTAATGATGGACAATTTAAATCAATATTTATTTCTATAGTAGGAAAATTCATTACATTAAATATATTATGTTTTTTATATTTATTATAATCAATATTATATGTTTTTATCCAGAAATTTGATTCGTCAGGATCATGTAGATTAAAAACTTTTGCATAAGGAAAAATAATAAACATTTTTTCCAAACCAGAAACACATGAATTTTTTTGAATACTACCGCCACAGTATTCCATATATAAAGCAACACCAAAAGTATTAAAATCAATATTGTTTTTTTCTGATATATTTTTAATAATTTCTATAAAAATATCTTTTTTATTATCCATTAAAAATGCACAATCAAAATTATCTTTGTCAGGTGTAATTATTCTTTTTCTTGCTTGATACCAAATTTCATCATTTGTATAAACAAAGCCAGCATTTGTTCCATGTATTTTTTCTGTTCCAATACATGTTATAGTTGGTAATTTTTTATTTGTATTATATATGGGTTTACCATTTTCGTCTAAACCTTCAAATCTGTAATTTGAAATTATATTTTTAATGAAAACCCTATATGATTCAATAGAACCAAAATTAATATGTTTCTTTTTCATATACATCTCCTTTAATGTTTATGTTATTAAATATACATTCCAAGGACTTTTATTTTTAATTAATATTTACATATTAATATATAATATAAGCGTCTTAGAATGTATATTTAGGATTAATTTTAAATAAAAAAAGTTTTATACTATTAATATATAAATAATATAAAAAAATGTAAACAATAAAAAAAGTTTTATACTATTAATATAAATAATAATAAAAAAATAGGAAAAATATATAAATGTTAAAAGAAGAACTAGCATTAAAAATAAAAAGACAACTTGGATTTCCTTATGTTAAAGTTGAATTAACAGAGGATCATTTAAATGATGCTATAGATGAAGCATATGAAAAATGAGTTGAATGAACAATAGGTAATTCAACATCAGAACATTATTTTACAATACCTCTATCAGCTGGTCAAATAGAATATTCTCTACCTGATTTTGTTTATAATATCATTTCTTATAAATCAGATTCTAGTGTTTTTGGCGGTATTAATACATTATTTACATTAGATAACTATCTCTATCAGAATGGATATTTTAATCCTAGTGGATTTGATGCTGATAATATGTTATCTTATCATGCTGTATTAGATTATATAGAAATGATTGATAGATATACACCTGAAAAGTATTCTTTTAAGTATTATAAAAAACATAATAAAATTGTTCTTGATCCAGTTCCTGAATTTTTAGAAGAAAAAGTTATTAATGGAGAAACATGAAATTTTGCTGGATTTTTATTGTTATGTGGTTATGTTTATGAAGGCGGTTTTTTATCAAATTGAAATAAATCTGATTTTATAGAATCTATATACGATGAATCTTGAGTATTAAAATATGCTACAGCACGATCTAAAGTAATTTTAGGTTATATAAGAAGAAAATTTTCAAATTTTCAATCCATTGGTAATACTGGTATTTCATTAGACGGTGATTCTCTATTATCAGAAGGAAATGATGAAATGGAAAAATTATCTGAAGAATTAGATGAAAAATATGCTTATGATGGGTATGGTATTGAAATAGGGAGTATATAATTATGAGTTTAAGTGTATCAGCATCTCCTGTATGAGATTTATTAGACTATTCTCAAGAAACTCAAGAGTATGAATTATTTGTATCTGTGACATCAGAAATGAATGATATCGCAGGCTTTCCTATTGAATTTTGAAGTTTAAGCCCATGTGCTAATAATACGCTAGATCCTCTATATGGAGAAAATCCCAATTCTCAATGAATTGGTCCATTTACAACTAAACTCTTATATGAGCCTTCTGAAGAGCCAGAAATATTGAATATGTTTGGTTTTTCTTCTGATGATACTATTACACAAATGAGTTTAACAAAAGCAGTATTTTCAAGAGATATTAATGGTATAGAAAAGCCTAAAGTAGGAGATGTAATAAAAACATTATGAAATAATAAAACATATGAAATTGTTGATGTTGGAGCAGAAAATAAAATTTTTCAAGGGAAAAAATTAATTTGGGATTTTATATGTAAACCTTTTAGACATAGTAACCAAAGTATTTCTGCAGATAATATTATTTTTAATAGACCTGATGAAGACCTATTTCCAAATGATAATTTTGAATTTGATACATTAGAATTATCAGCAATAGGAGATAATGAATATATAGAAGAAGAATCAGATAAAATTGATAATAATTCTGTAGATTCCTCTTATTATGGTTATGATACATTAGATTAGGATAAAATATGGACAATTATTTTCATTTTAATATATTTAGAAAAACAACAATACAATTTTTAAATATATTTAATAACATAAAAATAGCAAAATATGATTCTGATGGTAAGATACAAACATATCATAAGGTACCTTTAAAGTATGCACCAAAACAAAAATTTTTTTATTGATTATATCAAAGAAAACATGAAGTTAGATTACCTATAATGGCTGGATTTATAATAGGAGTATCACCGGCTATAAATGATAGAGGAAGTAATAAAAATATAGTACTAAAAACATGTGACGGAAAATCAATACATAAAAATTTATTACCAATAACAATTAATTATCAACTTTCTATAGCTTCATTATATTTAAGTGAAATAGATCAAATTATTGAACAGATTTTGCCTTATTTTACACCTTATGTAATTACTAAAATTAATTTACCAGAATTAAATAATAGTTTTGATTGTAAAGTTATATTAGATTCAATTTCTCCAGAACAGGATGTTGAAATACCAGAAGATAATTATAGAACAATAAATTGGAATTTAGATTTTACTGTTCATACTTATATTATGCAGCCAATTTCAGATAATAAATATATAGAATCAATAAATATAAATTTAAAAGATTTTAATACTGGTGCTTTATATGAAACTATATCTTTGAGTGGTAATTCTGAAGATGGCAGTATAATTACATCGTATGAGCTAGGAGAATAAAATGAACGATTGTATTAATTTAAATAAAGCAAGTGGAAATAATTTTCAAATAGTATTTCCACTCTTACCGTTTGAAGATTCCATATTTAAAACAAAAGAATTAGTTTTAAATATATATGATACTGTTTTACCAGGAATGAATTTTTCACCTATAGAAATGGATTGACAAGGATGAACTCATAAAAGAATTGACGGTAATTTAATTTTTAATGATTTTACAACAAATATGATTATAGATGAAGATTTTAAGAATTGAATAATATTACATAATTGATTAACAAATATAAATGATAATAAAGAAAAAAATGGATTAGATTTTAAAAAATATAGTGTTGATGCTTCAATACTCGTAAAAAATAATTTTAATAAAACAATATTAACATTAGATTTATTTTACTGTTTTCCTTTTGATGTTGGTGATGTATCATTAAACTATAGAGAAGGAGAACAAAATTTAGAATGTCAAGTAACATTTTCATATACATACAATAAAATAAAGAGGTAAAAATGGAATATCATGGTATAGAAATGGTAGGACCTTTTATAACTGAAAAAGTCCTAGCGAATCCTGAGCCGTCAGAAGCAAATAAAGGTAGAATAGTATATAATACAGTAACTGATAAAATAAATTTTATAGGTTCTTCTGGTATAGAAAGCATTGATAAATTAATGTATTTATCAAAATATAATACATTTTCTGATGCGATATCAGCAGCAAATTTAGCAAGTAAATCTCTTATAATAGACAAACCTGTCGATTTAGGCGGAGAAACAGTTGATTGTCTCGGTGTTGGGCTTGTTTGGCTTTCTGAGGGTAATGTAATTAGTAATGGTACACTCAGTAATCTTGGTATTAGTGCAGAACCAATTCATATATTCGGAACTGACATTACCTTATCGGGGACTATAAACAGTGCTGTGGCCTACCCTGAGTGGTTTACTAAAAACACAGCTCCGGGGACAACTCCGATGTCTGATGCTGTTCAGTCAGCGGTTGATATTTGTAACGTTATTGCTCTTGGGGGGACTACTTATTTTTTTGACAGAGTTGTTGAAATCCCCAGTTATCGGCTTATTTATGGGAAGGGGAAAAACAGAACCTTCTTAAAATCTGCACTTACCTCTTCAGGTAGTCAGGATATTTTTGTTAATTCAGATATATCCGGCGGTAATACACATATTACATTAAAAGGCTTTACAATGGACGGTAATGCATCTTCGTTTGTAGGGGGGGCAGCAACACTACCAGACGCAAACCATTGTCTACTTATACTAAGAAACAGCACAGATATAAAACTGGATGATATCCATATAACTGGTTTTGCTACTGATTTTGATACTAGTCCCACCGGTGGGGATAAGCATTATTCAGCTTCTTGGGTCTATGGTTGTGAAAGAATAGAGGCAACCAACCTATCCATAGAGCAGTCTAAAGAAGAGGGTTTTCAATTTGTTAATTGCAAAAAATTGTTCCTTGATGGTTTCCGTGCATACAATGATGATGCTATATGGACGCCACTTCAAGTACGTTCAGACTCTTTAGCTTCCTATAGCCAATACAACAGTCTAAGTAATGTATATATTGATGGTTCCGGTGGGTCTGGCATGAATATAAATGGTGAGTTTTTTAAACTGAATAATATTACCATAATGAACCCAGGCAACGGTTTCCTTGATATAGGCTCAGAGGGTATGGCTGTTGGCGAGTACTCACGAAATTTTCAGATATCTAATGTTTCATGTTATTCAGGGCCTGCTTTCCCACATACAGGACAGGCCGAAGGAATAGCTTTCTCGGGTAAGAATTTTCAAATCTCTAAAGTTTTTGTGGATGACACTGATATTGCTATTATGTCATTATCAGAAAACACCGAAAACGTAACTGTATCAGAAGTAACTGCTTCTAATCTCCGTCTAGTTAGGGAAATAGGTGGCATACAGCCAACAGCTATAAAGTTTAGGTCTTCCAAGAACGTACAAATTAAAGATATAATCGTTTATGAGTCCAGTTCAGACGGTGTTAATATTCAAGATTGTGATAACGTCAAAGTTGAATCACTTACAACTTCTGATATAGGTTCCAAACCGTTAAGAATAACAGACTCTACTAATTTCAAAGGCGTAAATATAAATACAGAAAATCCTAATGTAACTTTTACTGGCAGTTTAGTAACAACAATAGGTGTATGTGATAACATAAGCCTAAGAGATTCGATTATAAACGGGTCTACTGGAACATATGGAGTAGAATTCTCGACAGACACGACTAATGCAGATGTTTCTAATATCACTGGAGATAGCTCTCTTATATTTGATGCTTCTCATAGCTCATCGTGTGTTATATCTAAGCAAACAAGCACTAGGGGGTATGCAATGGCTTTAGAAATGGCTGGCTTTTATATATGGCCTGATAGCACAGGAACGTTACGGATTAATAATACAAGACCTACCTCAGATACAGATGGCACAGTGGTAGGAACACAAGTATAAGACAAGGAGAACTAAAACGCAATACCTAATAAAACTAACAGTAGCAATACTGTTATAATATAATAATTAAAAGTGGCTACTTAAATAGTAAGGAACAATGATGACATATTTTAATAAACTTACAACTATAGGACATAGCGGAATATGATAAACAATCCAGAACAGTTTTCAGCTCAGGCAGGCGCAAGGATGCAGGAGGCAGAGGATAAAGCCCAGATTTTAAGGCAGCAACTTAATTCATAAAGAAAAGTGTCGTCTATTTTTTAAGATAAGACGACACTTTTTCTTTTTCTATATAATTACTTTTATCAATCTATTGAATGATTCTTTTATTTTAAAAATTATTTCATTTTTATTTGTATAAACAATATTTTCAACTGGTTCTTTTGTTTCTCCTCTAACATTCATATCTACATCTAAAAATCCACTAATATTAAATTGTTTATTATTATAAAAAATTTCATTACCGTCTGGTTCAATTATATGTAAATTTAAGTCATCTGTATTATACCACCCTAAAGAAAATCTTAAAAATGCATCCATATTTCCCCCGGAGCTTTTAGTGCTCATTTACATCTAGATAGACATAACTGTATTATACAAATATTAACCGAGTAAAGGAGAATTATGCAAGAAAGAACTAATGCAGTAAATAATGTAGTAACCCTCAGTGCAACTCCAGCTAAAGTGCTGGATTATGACTCAGATAGAACTTTTCTGGAGATTTATGCGAAGTCTGGAGCTGTCCAGTATAGTTTCAGCGATGGTTCAAACTTCGCCGCAGACTTCATTACTATACCAGAAGGAAATATGTATGTTCCTAACATTAGGTAAAACATATATTTAAATAAGACATTCTGAGTTGTCATGAATTAACTTAAGTTTATTAAAAAGGATAATATATATCTTGGTTTAGGTCATAAACAAACATTTAACTAAAAAACGACCTAAACCAATAAACTTTAAATATAATAAAAATTATATTTTTAATTTAACAATTCTATTAAAATTTCCTGATAATTTAAGTATTATTTCATTTTTTTGAGTTAATGAAAAACCTAACCCTGATAATTGTTTATCATTATAATCAATTTTAGTTTTGTCAGCAAGGTATTCAAATACTTTTCTATGTTCATTTAAATCTTGTTTTAAATATTCATTAAAAAATCCCCTTATGTTATCAGGATTTTTACATTCATTTATTATATTAAGTTTTTTGTTAAAATCCATAAATAATATTAAATTATGAAATTATTTATATAAATAATAATACAATATACATTAAACATTGTAAATAAGAAAAATACAAAAGGATCTGAGACTTGAAACAAAAACAAATAAAATCTATTAGATATACTTCAAAGTATCTGAATAATGGAAAATTTGAAGTTCTAAAAGATATTGATAATAAAGTCAAAATTATCAAGAATGAAATATCTTTATATATTCATGATAATATTGTTTCATATCTTAATGATCCAAGAGCATTTAAAAAGAATTATACCAAGTTTAAAATTCCTGAATTATCAGCATGAGAAACACAGACATTATTTCAAGATATACTAAAACTTTACGATGAAATTGTAAAGGTTTATTTTTCTCAAGTTGATTTAAAAATATTTTCATCTATTAAAACTGAAAAATATAAAAGAAATTATAAACAATTTAAAAAAGGTGATATTAACACCAAGAAAACTAAAATCATAAGAAAATGAACTGATTTAGGTAAATTTATCAAGTATTGTATTTATATTGATTTCAATAATTTAGAAGAAAGTTTAATTAATTCTAAAGTTAAAGAACAGTATTTTTATTATAAATCAAAAGATTGTTGACCAAAGATTAAAGATTTTATAAAAAGAACAAAATTAAACATATTAAATAAAATTAAATTAATTGAGTTTAACACTGGTACTCATAGAAAATGTCTTAGTGAAAACGGAAAAACAAAGAGTTCTTATTTGTTTAAAACCAACAATAAATTATATAAACATTGATTTGCATTTAAATTAGGTAAACAAAGAATATTTTTACCATTACAAATAAATAATAAATATCATTGCAAAGAACCAACAGGCAAAGAATTTTTTATTAAAATCAATAAAAACAAAGTTGATGTTATTACAACCTATGAATCAGAAGTAACAAATTTCAAACAACAAGCTGAAATCTTAGGTATGGATTTAAATGTAAAACACAACTTTTGTTTTTTAAGTAACGGTAAAGAATTTGATTATGATAGAAAATATATTAAAGACTTTATTAAATTACTGAAAAGATTGGATAAAATTGGTTTAAAGAATATTAGTGATTTAGATAAAAGAAAATTAAACAAAGCAATTAAAAGAAATGAATGATACTTCAAGAAATTAATTTCTGAGATTTTAGACTATTTTGATCTCAATAACATTTCTGATGTTGTAATGGAAGATTTACAAAGTTTTGGTAAAACTTTCATTAAATCAGAAGAATTTGATATTAAATATTCAAGACTTGTAAGACTTTTAAGACTTAGTAATATTAAAACTTGATTAAACCAGCAAGCAGAAAAACGAAGTATTAGAGTTCATATAACCAAGCCTCATTATTCAAGCCAGCAATGTAGTAATTGTGGTAATATAGATAAAAATAACAGACAAACTCAGGAAGATTTTGTCTGTACTGAATGTGGATTTAAGATTAATGCTGATTTTAATTCTAGCATTAATTTAAAAAATAGATTGACTTTAGATGTTCTAAGGTCTAAATTACATAAACTAGATAAATTTGGTCGATTAATTCCAAGAATGATGAAAAAAGAAAAGATCAAAGAAATCTTGTTAATGTAATTTAATATATTGGTTTGTATTTATATGTTCCAATATTTTATATTTAAACAAATTTAAATATATTTAATAAAAAATCATATAATATAGTTCTTTTAATTCATCTATTGATTTATTTTTCAGATCTTCATTTTCTTTATCTTCAATTATTTTTTTAATTTTATTTTTAATAAACATATTTTCAGATTCTTTCTCTTTCTCTTGAGATTCTTTAATACGTGTATCAATGATATGTTTTACAATGTCAAATTTGAATTGAATTATATCTTTTTTTGTATTTTGAGTTTTTTTAACAAAGCTTATTTCAGTGATTTCATTTAGTTCTTTATATAAATCAACCGCTATTTTTTCTAAATTTATATCACCTTCTGTTAGAGGAATATCATATAAATCTTCAATTGTCAAAAGACCTCTTGGGCATTTAAATCTAAGTTTAAGTTTAATTGCCTTTTCAAAATCAATGCTCATAATTATTTCTCCTTTAATTAAAAATTTTATCTATTACACTTGTTACATAACTTTGATCTATATAATCGTTATTTTTAATACCTTCTTTTAAAGTTTCAATAAATGCTATAAAATATAATGAATCTACACCAACTAACTGATCTTCAAGAACATTAATATCATTTAAATCTAGTTTAGAAATTTGATATGCCATTTTTAAATATTGACCAGCATTTATATTCCATTCTCTTTTAATAAATTTTCGAGTTCTTATTAATGAACATATTGGATATTTAGATCCATTATAAATTAATTGTTTTGTTAAAATAGATTCTAATGCCTTTTTATTTAAATGTAATTCTTTAGTTAAAGAATCCCAATAATTAGTACAGTGAATAAAATCAAAATTTTCATGTATATCTTCAGATGATCCATAAAACCTTAGCGTTATTTGAATTTTATTGCTTAGTGTTATTGCATTTGTTGAAAAAAATAAAGGAATATACTCTTTTGAATTTTTATCTATAAAATCTTCTGGAATATCATCACCATCATTAATCATATCTAAATATTTTCTCATATTAATTTCACAATGTTCATCATTATTTTCAACATCTTTATCAGATACTATACCGTCAGAATTTATCATTATTTTAATTCTATCTGGATGTGTATTAACAATCATACCAGATACTTTATCTTTATCCTCATAACTAAAATTTATACTATAACCCTTTGCAAAATCAATAAGATCTTTTTTCCCCTGTTTCCACTGTTCTACATCTTCACCATCTAAAACCCATGCTCTAATATCATAACCTATTTTATTTTTTAATGATGAATTTCTTTTATTAAAAACATCACAATAATATTGAGCAACTAATTTTGCTGATTTTTTATCTTTAAAATAAACATCAAAATCATTAACATTTTCGTTAAGTAACATTGATGTAATGCAACCGCCTGTAACAATTATTTTATCCTCTATATATGTTTTGACTTTTTTGTTTTTTATGCTATTTAACCAATTTTCTATTTTTCTATTAATATTATTTTCAATAAATTTAGTTTTCATTAGTTTTCCTTAATATATGGTTTTATTAATTTAATTTTAAAATTATCTGTTGATTTACTAAATATAGAATTTAAATCATTTCCATTTCTCATAGAAAATAATACACTTTTAAAATGAAAATCTTTTATTGCTAATGCAAATTCCTTTTGAGAAATAATATTATTATATTTTTTAAATGTAAATAATATATTTTCTTTTAATTTGTCGAAAGCACTTATTACAGGATCAAAAAATTGCTTGTCTTCTGGAAAATATGTTAAATACTCATGATAATCATTATTATAAACTAAGAGAATTATTCTGGATAAACTAGGACAACCATTTTCTCTTAAATGATGTAATAAAATCCAAGAAGGATTTTTAAACTTAATTCTTCTATCCATATAAATTGATTCAATAATATATCCTTCTTCTAGCTCATTAAGCTTTTCTATTTCTTTTTTACATATATCTAAATTTATATCTGAGATTATTTTAGGAAAATTTACTAAATTTTTAGGAAAATATTCTCTATTATAATATGTTCCTGTATATTTATTTCTTATTCCTGTTAAATATAATTTATATTCTTTATAAGGAGTAACAACACGGTTTTCTGGAGATGTTAACTCAAAAATATAAGTAAAATCTTTAAGTAAAATTAAATCATGATGTTTAGGATCAAATATTTTTAAACAAATGGATTCAAATGTATTACCAATAGAAGTACAAGACTCAGCAAAAGCAGTTCCTCTTGTTGCATACTGCCATTTATCATTTATATTATCATAATAGAGATTTATTAAACTGCCATCTAATTTTTCTACCAAATTATATTCAGACCAATTTATATCTATATGTTCATTTCCCTCCCCATAATTAAAAAATCTATCAAATGATCTACACATAATATTAAAATCTGTATCAAGAATTAAGCCTCTACATTCACAAGTAATATTATCAAATTTCGGCGATTCTATTTGATTATAATTAAAAACATATCGGTCTTCATATTCTTTGATTTTAATATCAGGTCTGGCTTCTTTAAATTTTTCTAAACCATTTTTTCTAAGAAATTCTTGAGTATATAACATATTTTTATCCTTAAATCTGAAAAATGTCTTTAAAGATATTTTTCAGTTTTTTAAAATAATTAAATTGTATAAAAATCCTGACTTAATTTTTCATATGTTTTATATGCACGAGAAAAAATATAATCAGAATTATTTTTTCTCGTATCTGTTTCATGTGTCATTATATACGTTAGGGTATTAAATGCACCCCATTTTGTTTCAGAATGACCCTCTTTATTCATAATTTCTTCATATTTTAAGAGTGTTTTTTCTTGAGCTTTATCTGACAAATATTCTCTTGATGATATAAATCTATCCATATCTTTAAGTGTAAAGGGTTCTTTAGTCCAAGAAATCCATTTAGGAATAATATTAAATGCAATATTATCTCTAGAAAACTGAAAATTTTTCTTAATAATATCAAAATTATCTTTAAGATGATGAAATTTCATTTCCATTAAATTTCTTTTACCCATTACCATACCATTTTCACATATCCATCGGTACATATAAATTCCTGCACCCCATGAACTTTTGCCATTATATGAATTGAAAATTTCTACCATAATTCCACAATAATCATTAGGAAGAACCTGGAAATTAAGCTCATCATCACCAAAAATTATTCGTCTTTTCCAAGATTCTCCATTTTTATAGATAAAATCTTGAATGGATTCAATTTTATAGCTATTAAATGTATCAAGAAAAATATTTGATATATCTTCATTTTTAACAAGTTCATATCCTTTAGATACTACTCCAACAGGCTGGAGATTATCAATATTAATAATTACATCTTTATTAATATTGATAATATTATCATCTACTGTAGCATTAAGAGGTTTTCTTTCGAAGTTAAAAAATGGATTGATACTAGTTTTTGAGTACACAGTTTTTATAGACATATTTATTTCTCCTTTGTTTTATTTTGTTTAATTAATATATAATATAGATAAAAACAAAAATAAACAAAAAATGATATTATTTTAAAAAATCTATTCTACAAATTTCTTTATCATTTCTGATAATTATAAATTCTTTTTCTGTTTTTATAAATTCATAAGTTTCTTTGAATCCATTTGAATTTTCTCTATAAATACAATTATTATTTTTATTATATTCAAATTTATACCAAATTCCATCTGAATTTTCTTTATAAATTAAATTATTATTTTCATCATATTTGTATTTAACCCAAAATCCATCTAAATTTTCTTTATAAATACAATTATTATTTTCATCATATTTAAATTTATTCCAAAATCCATTTGAATTTTCTTTATAAATTAAATTATTATTTTCATCATATTTAAATTTATTCCAAAATCCATCTGAATCTTCTTCATAAATTAAATTATTATTTTTATCATATTTATATTTAGACCAAAATCCATTTGAATTTTCAAAATAGATTAAATTATTATTTTTATCATATTTAAATTTATTCCAAAATCCATCTGAATTTTCTTCATAAATTAAATTATTATTTTTATCATATTCAAATTTATACCAAAAATTATATGAATTTTCTTCATAAATACAATTATTATTTTTATCATATTCAAATTTATACCAATACCCATCTGAATCTTCTCTATAAATACAATTATTATTTTTATCGAATTTTATTTCTTTAAATTTATTAATCCATGAATAATAAATTTTATAATCACCTGTTACTTTTATTTTATCTAAATTAATTGGCAACATATTATTATTTTCTAAGAATTTTATTGCATCATTACAAGCTTTCATTGATTCTAATCTTTTTTTACTTAATAACATATTATTATTTCCTTTGTTTTATTTTGTTTAATTAATATATAATATAAATAATAATAAATGTAAACAAAAAAATGATATTATTTTAAAAAATATTGGAATTAATATATGCAATTTATTCAATGATTAAAAGAAAATTTAGAATTTAATGAATTTTATCACGGAAGCAATAATAAATTTAATAATTTTATTACACCTAATAAATCTAATATTATTCGTCAGGGCGAAGAAAATAGAGAAGATTTTAGAGATGTAATATTTTTAACTAAAGATATTAAAACAGCAAAAACTTATGGTAAATATATTTATGTTGTTAAAGCAAATTCATGAATGAATTATAAAGATGAATATATAAGAAGGGTTAATACTGGAGAAATAAAAACTAAAAAGAAAAAAGCAAATTTAATAAAAAAATTAAAAACTCTTCCAGATAATATTTTTATTGCATATCCAGAAGAGTTAAAAATAATTGATATTATTTAATAATTATTTGCTTCGTAAACTTCTTCCCAAGTTGAAAGTTGAAAATAATCAATATCAGGAGGGCAATTTTCATCAAATTCCCCAAGCTCAAGTTCAGATGGAAACCCATCTGAAGAAATAATAGGAAAAACATATATTCCATATTCATTTTTCTTTATTAATTCTATAGCTTTTTTCCTGTGTTCCCAAGTTTTATAAGGTCTAATTTTGGGAAAATATTCATTTTCAGCTTTTCTCAGCTCAGGATAAAACCAATCAATTGGAACAGTAGTTTCCAATTTTTTATAATCAAGCTCAACTCCTTGATCTGGTTTGTACCCTTCAGGAAGATCTTTTAATTTTTCAAGAGGTTCATAATAATATCTTATTACTTTAGCTCCCCTTGTATTATCTCCAGAACGCATACAATCTCCTTCCCAAGATACATAATGTACACGTTCTTCAATAAATTTAATTGAAACCTCTATATTCTTGTAAGGCTCCATAGGGCTTACAAAATATTCAGGTTCGATTTCGATCAACTCTTTAAATCTTTCAAGAAGTTGATCTTGTCTATCAACTTTCTTCTGAAATCTTCTTAGTCTTTCTATATGATAATCTACTGATTGTTCATATAGATACCCATCATTGGAAAAATTTCTTAAAAGAGAAGTAAGTGCATCTTCTCCCATTTTTCCAAACTTTTTAAGCTCTTCTAAACGAGAAAAAGCTTTTTGGGTTTCTGCTTCTCTTTTTCTTTTTATTCTATCTTCAGATTTTTCTATAAATCTGAAGAAATCTACTTTTAGATGGGGCTTGTGAAAAAGTTCCACATCCCAAGTTTCCCCTGCCTTTACTTCAGCAGGAATTTTATACTTTGTATCAGGAAAAGCAATTTTTCCTGATACAGCATTTTTATCAAAAAATGCTGTCTTTTTAATCATAAATCCACCATTTCTGGCAGATTCTATTTTTTGTCCGTGAATTTCTATACTCATAATAATCTCCTTTTTTGTTTTTGTTGTTAATTAAATATATAATATAGATAGAAAATAAAGTAAACAAAAAAATGATATTATTTTAAAAAATTTTAAATAATAGAGTATAGAAATGAAATTGGGTATATTTTAAATATACCCAATTTTAATTTTATATTTTTAGAAGAAAATTTTTATTATGATTAATTTCAAATGTATCTTTGATTTTTAAACCTTTTTCTTCAAAATAATTTAAAATTTCTTGTTCATTAAATTCATTTTGAATAAATTTTCCATATTCATTTTCTTTAACAGTTCCTATAACTGTATTTTTATCAGTTAGTCTAAAAAAGCCAATGATAACATATCTTTTTGAAAAATTAATCATTTTATCTAATAATTCAAATGGTTTTTCTACATGTTCTAAAACATGTCTACAATATACACAATCAAATCCCTTTTCAATAAAATCATCAAAAGAATTATTTTCTAAATGAATAAATTTAAGAACTTCATTGCTTTTTGTTTCTATTAGTTCATTAATAAATGCTGAACATTGATCTACACCTCAATATTCATTAATTTTATTAGTATCAATTTTTTCTAAATCAATACCCAAACCACACCCAATTTCTAAAACACTTTTACAACCTCAAAGAGAATTAATTTTATCAAAAATCCAATCTCTGGATTCTTTATTTTTATTTAAATTATTAATAAATCTTTTTCTTCCTTCAGTGTTTTTAGAATATTCATCTCAAATATATGCCATTTATTCTCCTTTCAAACATTCAATAAAAAAGTTTTTTCATTTATTTAATATTATTTCTTCTGATTTTTCTTCTTGTCAAAAAATATGTTTTTCTTTTAATGCTCTAGTTGCATAATTATTAAAATTATTTTTTATATCATTTATACTATCATATATTTTTCTAAAATCTTCAATATCATGTTTTTTAAATGGTTTTATATCAAGTTTTATTAAAGGATTAAATTCTTTATATCCAGTGTGATTTGGAGCAATAGTTGGTATTCCAATTGTTTTCATCTCCTGTATTGCCGCTGGGCCTCTTTCACGTTTAGATAAACCTAAATAACAATTTCAATGTTTTACTGTATTAGGAATACTATCATGTTCTACATTTAAAAATTTTAAATTTTTTAAATTTTGTATTGCTCTTGGAAACATATTTTTATTTCTGCTACTTAATAATTCAAATTCAATATCTTGAAATGAATTACATATATTAATTAAGCTTTCTAAATTTTTAATATCATTATTTTGATAATAACCTATTAAGCCTATTTTAAATTTATCATTATTTAAATTATCTGGATCAGTATTATAAAAATCTTTTGAAACAAAAACTGGTATGACTCTGATATTTTTTTCATTTATATTAAAGTTTTCAATTAAATATTGTTTCATTCATTCGGAATCAGCAACTATTTTTTTATCTTTAAATTTTTCAATATTATTATTTTTACTATTAAAGATATCAAGATTAGGGCCTATAGAATATTTTAAAGTTTTTATTCTATTAACATGAGGATTTAAATAATGATATCAGTGGTAGTTATCGTATTTATTATTTAAATCTATTTCTATATCTGTTAATCTATTAAACATTTTTTCTTTAAAACTAGTTTGAATACAAGGACCTCTATTTAAACCAATATTTAAGCCATTTTTAATACCAAACATTTTTATTCTTTTTTTCAATTTTGTATTATTTTTAAAATCATGAATATTATTTAACTTATTTAATAAAATATCAATAGATAAGAATTTATTAAAATTAATATTTAATGATTTTAATAAATTTTTTGTTATATATAACTTATCTTCAAGTATAAGAAATTCTTCAGCATTAGAAGTTTTTATTATATGTTCAATTTTTTTAAATTGATTATTTTTTGTGATTATAAAATTTTGTGCATCAGATACATTAATACAAAATTTTAATAAAGGAGATATATTTTCTTGTGTAATAAAAGTACCTAATAAATTGAAATTTGAATTAAAACAATATATCATCTTTTCTCCTTAAAATCTAACATTATTTTTTCAAATTTTTTCCAATGCTTTTGGTTTATATAAATCAGAATAATAATAAATCTTTTTCATTGTATATAAAATTTCATCTTTTATATTTACAGAAGGGTTATATCCATAACTCTTTAATATATCAGTTTTATATGAATAGTGTAAAGGTTCTGTTGTTTTTTCATTTCTTGGATTTTTAATATGTGAAATTTTAACGTTTTTATTAAATTCTTTTAATGATATGTTTTTAATTAATTCTGCTAATTCATTCATACTCATTCAAAATGATAATTGATTTCAAACTCTTGGAGAAAAATCTGAATCAAAATTTGAAATATCATCATTTTCTATTGCAATCATAAGTGCTTGTATAGAATCATTTAATGATATAAAACCTCTTTTATGATCTCCTTTTCCATATACAGTTAATTCATCTGAATAGATTGCTTGAGTCATAAATTTATTGCAAACTGTACCAAAACAAGAATCAATATCTAATCTTGTATTAAGATTATTTTTTTCTATTTCTGGAGTAAATGATCCAAAAACAACAGCTTGTTGAATATCAGTAGATTTAATTTTTCACATTCTACAAAGAGTATCTGTTAAATAAGTATTTGCTATTTTAGAAACATGATATGTAGAATTAGTTCTCCTAGGATATATAGATTTTTCTGATGAGCCAGGAAGAGTGAAATAACCTTCTTCAATAGGTACATCTGTTGTATGTGAATATTCACCAGTAGAGCCAATTGTAATATAATGAGCACTTGGACAATTTTCTTTAATTAGTCATAAAAGATTATTTGTTCCTATTATATTGTTATTTAATGTATATGAACCCATATTAATATTAATTTGTGAGAAAGGACCAGAGGGTATATGAGCTAAATTAATAATAGTATCAAAATTATTTTCTTTGAATAATTCATTTAAAAATCTTATATCTTCATGAATATCAGCATAAAAAACTTTTAATTTAATATCATATTTTTCTTCTAGTTGTTTTATTCTAATTTCTGGTTGATATATAGGTATTATAGAAAAAGAATCTACATACTTTACATTCTTTCTTCGAGATTCATTATCAATTAAAGTTATATCTCTATACCCATCTTCTAATAATCTTTGTAATAAAGGAAAGCCTATATATCCATCTCATCCACATAACAATATTTTTTTATCAAACATTATTTTATCTCCTAATTTTCTTTTGAAAAATCACAGCTACCTTTATGATTTGGTGTTTTACCTGTTTCATCTTTAACTTTTTTTACATCTTTTCAATATTGACTTGATTCATAATTAGAATTAGCCCATCCACATACATCTTTTTTTGGATTATATTCTAATTTAAAATTAAAAGTTGTATATGCTCTTTTTAGATCATTTCCACAAAACGGACATGATCCATAATGTTCATCTTCTACAAATAAATCATATTCTATATAATTACATTGTGTACAATAAACATCAACACTTTTTAACATAAAAGCTCCTCCATTTTACTAATAATTGTATTTATAATTTTATTATTATTAATTTTTGGTAAATAAATACCTTTATTATTAAAATTATAAATTCCTTTTTTCATATATAGTTTATTAAATATACCAAAAGAAATCACTGGAACTTTTTGAAGATTTGCAATATATGTCCAATGAGATGTTGGCGTAATTATTAATTTTGCTGAAGATATAATATTAATCATATCTTTATAAATATCTCTTAAATAATATTCTGGTATATAGTTATTATAATTTTGTAAATAACATTTTTTATCTCCAATAACTACTAATTGTTCCTTATATTTTTCTTTTAAACTCATATATATATTATATAAATTTTCTTCAGACTCTAATCTATCTGGTATAAATATTATTTTATCATTATAATATTCTAAATTTTCAAATTCTATTTTTTTATGAAGTTGTTGATATATAGAAATAGGAATTGAATCTTTTCTATTATATGAAATGTTATAATATCAAAAATCTTCATCAATTTTAAAACAATCATTAATGAATTTATTTTCTAGGTTTTTATATTCCATTTTAAAAATATATTTTATATAATTTTTTTTCTGACTATTTTCATCCCCTGTAAATATAGGATTAACGTCTAAAAAATATTCACAATCATTATATAAAAATTTTCTATTAAAATGTGAACCTATTATAGTAAATTCTGGATTAATGATTGTTTTAACTCAATATACAAATGGTCTAAAAAACATTAATTCATATTTTAAATCTCCTATATAAGGTCCAAATCCAAGAGTCTTCATATAAATTTAACCTATTTAATTATTATTATATTTCCAGGTCAGTATTTTAAACGAGTATAATATTGTTTAAGCATAGACTCAGAGATTTTTATTACTTCTAAATTTTTTAATATATCTTCTAACATTTCATCTAATAGAAATTGTTTAACTTTTTTATTTAATATCTTTGTAAAGTTTAAACATACTTTATTATTTCTTTTAAAAAAACTAATAACATTATTTTCTAAATGCCCATTTTCTACATAATATTTTTTCATTGTATTTTTAAATACATCATTATAAATTTTAATATTATCAGAAATAATATATCTCTGAGTTTTTGGAAACATACTAAATGTTTTTAAAATTAATTTCTGAGATGGTTCTTTAAAATTTAATTTTATTAGATGAATTTTTTCATCTATAGGTTCTGTAATTAATTTTAAAAAATCTTCATCAATTTCTAAGTAACCTCTACCAAGTGTTGTTGTTTTCATAAAAATCCTTTAAAACATTTTAATTGTTAATTGTGATTCAAAATAAGTTTTTTTATTATTTATAATAAAATCATAAATTTCTTGATCTGAAACTCTTTTTTTTATTTTATATTCATTTAAATCTTTGTATTCAGTTAAAAAAAAGTAATATAATTTTTTATTAAAAATGCTATGTTTAATAATTTTTTTAATACCAATAAGACCTCTTTCATCATTATCTAATGCAATAATAACTCCTTTAGAAGTATATTTAAATAATTCTGTTAAAAAAAGATCATTAATATCAGCACCAATACATGAAGTACCTTGATTCCCTATTGATAATGCATCTAAAAATCCTTCTGTAACAATTATATATTCATTTTCATCAAAATTATCTAAATTTAAAATTATATTTTCTTTTTCAATTGAAGGGTTTAAGTATTTAGGCATTTGATCTTTAAATATAGATCTGCCTTGAAAATAAATACATTCTCCATTACTAAATACAGGTATTATTAATCTATTATAAAATTTTCCAGTATGACAATAGTAAATAGGATAATCTATACACCTATAATCTTTAAATTCTTTAATTATTTTTATATATTGTTCTTCTTTAAAAGATTTAGGAGCATCATAATCACTAATACAATTATTTCTCAAAAAATCATCAAAATTAAAATAATTTTTTGAGAAAGATTTTTCTTCTATATGTGTTGTTTGATTTTTTAAAGTTTTTTCTATATATTCTTCATTATACGAATTTCATTGTTTATATGCATCTTTAATTGAAATATTTTTAATATAAGAATATAATTCATAAAAATTACCACTTTTAGAACAATTAAAACAATTGAATATAGGATTGCCATTATTTCAATCAATGTTAAATCTTCTTTTTTTTGTTGATTGTTTAGAATCCCCACAATAAGGACATCTAAATAACCAATGTGTATTATTTTTAGAAGATTTAACATTTGTAAAATTTTCATATATAAATTCAGATACATCAGTTATATCTAACATTTTTTTAAAAATTCCCTATATGATTCTCATTTATCACAATCAAATAATTCTGGAACAAATATGATAGCATCTTTGACTTTGATATTTTCTCAATATTCATAATCACATGAATAAATTTTATCTGTTTCTCTTATAAAATTTATACAATCCTTGCATAATTTTTGTTTTATTTTTTTCATAATTCTCTTAGTTTCATTTCTAAATTATCAAAATTGTCAATTGCACCAAACCAATTTTTATTTTTAAAATAATTATATAAATTATCTAAATTTCCTTTTATTTTATAATTATTATATTCATTTAAAATTTTTTCTTTTATTTCTTCAGGTATTTCTCTAAAATCAATTAATTTTTTATTAATTTCATATCTTTCTCTTGGAAATACTGATCCTTTATAATTTGCTTCTTTTTCATCTTTTGTTAAATATTTAAAATTATATTTAATTTCTTTATCTAAAAAATTATCTAATGATCTTTCTAAAATCATTTTTTCATAACCCTTTTCACCCATAGCGGGTTTTCTTTTATCAGTAGGTCAGTCCAAAGGGGTTTTTACATTATATATATTATCTTTTTTCTGGCCACAAATACATAGTGAATCAATAAATTTTTCTATGTTTGAAATAGATTTATATTCTTTTTTCTGAGGATCATAAATTTTAGCAACATTACTTAATTGTAAATAATCTGAATCCCTAGAAACAATAATACATTCTTTAGGATAGTTTAAAGATAAAACACCAATTATATCATCAGCCTCAGCATCTTGTACGCTAATAACTTTAAAAGGTAATTTTTCTTTAATTTCATCTAAAAAAATAGATTGAACTTCATAAAATTTAGCTCAATCTATTTCATCTGTATCTTTTTTCTTTTGTCTATCACCTTTATATAAAGGATAAATAGATTTTCTTCAAGTACCAGAATCCACAGCTAAAATAATTTCATCAACATTTTTAAATGAAAATAAATTATTTGTAATTGAAGAGAAAACTGATTCTTCTCAAATTCTATAATCAGGTTCTGGTAATTTAGCATTAATTTCAGGAATACCAAAAAAATTCCTTAAGCTTAAATTGTTAAAATCAATTAAAAGTTTCATTATACTCCTTTAAATTAAAACAGGTTAATATATATTTTTATTTATATATATTAACCTGTTTTTTTATTATTGTAAATAATATTTTAAATTGTAAATCCGGGTACTGAAACAATATGACCTTTCTCATTTCTTATTGTTTCTGGGTGATTTGTTGCGGGTGCAATCAAATCAGTTCTTCCAAGAGCTTTACCTGCTTGAAGAACAATTGCTGAAACTATATATAGAGTATTAGTTTCAGGTGCAGGAAGTCCTTCAATTTCTCCATATAGTGTTTGATAAAAATTTATATTATCATTAGAGGGTATTTCTGAATATGAAGTTGTTACTCTAGCAACTCCCACTGAAGGATATTCAGTTCCATTATTAAGATTAATTGTGTGCGGTGTGTAATTAAGAATATTAGTCATGTTTCTTCTCCTTTTTTGTTTTTGTTGTTAATTAATATATACAACAATTAAAAACAAAAGTAAACAAAAAAATGATTATTATTTTAAAAAATCTTTTATTACTCTATTAAATTTTATTTTATAATCTTCTTTTGATGAAGCAGAAATAGATTTTTTTGAAGATTTTGCTATGAAAAAACCAGGTGATGCTATTCCATAATATCCATTATTTAGTAATTTTAAATAGTATGCTCAATCTAATAATCTTTTATATTTATCATCAATAACTAAATTTATTTTATTAAAAATTGAACTTTTAAATAATGAATTACTTGATATATAATTACCTTGTTTTAATTTTTCAGAATTAAACTTTATTGCTGGAAATTTAATATTAATATATCCTTCATATTTAAAAGAGCAGTATGAATAACATATATTTTCTTGTGTATTTTTTAAAGTATATATTAAATAATCTAAAGTATGGGGTTCTCATATAGTATCATTATCAATTTTAATAACATAATCAGCTAATAAATCTTTTTCTTTTAAATAATTTATTCCTATTTCAAAATTTTTCATTGTATTATTTTTTGATTCAACTGAAATTCAATTATATGATGTATTATTTTTTGTTATCGATGATAGAGTATCATTGCTTACTCTATCATCGATATATAAAGGAGATATGATTGAGATGGAAGGAGAAGAAACCATCTCAATATTATTTATAAAAAAATCTTTGTTATTTTGTAAATCCATCTATATTTTTTCCAAAATCCATTATATTTTTTTCTAATAAATAAGAATTATATTCTTCAATAACATAAGATAATTCATTTATTTCTGTTTTTATTAATTCAAGATTTTCATATTTCAATATAGTATAATCATAAGATAATCTTAATATTAAAAATTTATTTTCTCTTTTAAAACATACAATATCTTTTAAATCACAAAAAAAATTATTAATATCACTAAATAAGTAAGTAGTTTGTATATCCATTTAAATTTGATCCTTTATAAAATCATATAGAGCTTCAGTTGAATTTAAGTTAGCTATTACTTCTTGATCTTCATTATATATTTCAGTATTATTTTTACCAAAATCAGTTTCATAAATAAAAAAATCTATTCAATCAAACTGAGTATCATTTAATATACATTTTAAATAATTAATAAATCCTGACTGTATATATGATAATTTATCTATTAACTTGTAATTTAAAACTTCATATAATTCTTTTATTTCTTTATCAAAATCATATATTAAGTCAATATATGATTTAAATTGCTCTTTTGATATCTTCATCTGTAATATTCTCGCTTATATCTCCAGTTTTAATATAATATTCTATATAATTTGATATTTGAGCATTATTATATTTTGATTTCTCAAATAGATAAAAATCTATTCCTGTTTCATCTTCTATACTATTTAAAATAGCATATAATTTTTTTGTAGGTAATAGTTTATTTAATTCTGAATAATTACATACAGCTATTCTAGTTGAATTTTTTTCCATTAAAGAATATAAATATATATTAATTTTTTTATTATCAAAAGGCTCTCCAAAATATAGAATATAACTTAATTTATTTTCAACGTAACCTAAAAATATATCAGATACTAAAACAAAACCTAATTCTTTATCGATTTTAACCATTTATCATACCTTTTTTATTTGTATCAATTTTAACATTAAATCCAAAATTATTTAAAAGTTTTTCTGCTTCATCTGTTGATATTTTTTTTATGTCGGGTCTTTCTATTAATTCATTTTCTGTTCACCCACAATTACTACAATAAGGATTAATACCATCTAAATAAAAAATATCTTTTTTACAAACTGGGCATGTCATTGTACCGGGAGAGCTCATATCTATCTCCTAAATTTATTAATTATTATTTCTATACATGAGTATACACAAATAAAAAAATTATTATTATATATAATATGATCTACTTCATTTTCAATATTTTTAAACATGATTCTATCATTTTTTAATCTCTTAATAATAGATTTCCATGAATCTCCTCTCTTTTTCATTCTAAAAATTCTTCTAATTATTCCAGTTTTAATATAAATTGATAATATATTAAAATTTTTTAAGTTTTGTTTTAACGTTTTTAATCCCTCTTTATCTATTATATAAACATCATATTTATGTAACTGTTCTATTAGAGCGCCATAATAATTATTATCATAATATGTATATACTGTAACATATCCGGCTTCTTTTAATGATAAAAATTTTTCTTCTGATATAAATAAATGTTCTCTTCCATCTTTTTCTCCTATTCTTATAGGTCTTGTTGTAAAAGATGGAAGTATTGATAAATCTAAAAATTCATTTAATTTATTTGATATTGTATTTTTGCCAACACCAGATTTACCTAAAATACAAATTATATTTTTTTGATCTAATTTCATACATCTCCTTTAAGCAAATAAACATGATTCTTTAAATCATTTTGGTATATTATTTTCTAATGAATTAAATAATCTTATAGCATTTTTATCAAGTACATATGTTTTACTATAATCTTCTTTGTGTCTAACTGATCTTCCGCATATTTGCATAATTTTTAAAAATGCTTGAATACCATATCAATCTTTTTCTCTATTCATTTTGGTTTTAATATAATTACTGCTAAGACTTGCAAATGGAGTTTTTACTATTATTTGAAATCTTGATACATCATCACTAAAATTTACTCCTTCGGAAAACGATGGAGATATTAAAATAGATTTCTTCTTTTGATTTAAAAATTTATTTAATATTTCATCTTTAAAATCGGAATCTTTATTAAACAATACTGTATAACCTAAACTTTTAAATGTATCTTTTAAATTATAATATATTTTATTACAGAGATGATATGATGGTGCAAAAATAAAACCAGATTCATTTGTTTTTGAATGTTGAGATACTATTTCTTTGCAAATATCAATAGTATTAACCATATCAGCGCTTTTATTATCTTTCATGGTTTTATAATTTAAATTAACAGCATTCATAAAAAATACTTTTCTATTTTCTATTGGGAAATTTGAATCAACTTCTATATATTCTGAATTATTTGGATTTAGACCTAAAAGCTGTAATGATTTTTCTGGATTTATTATTGTTGCGCTCATTAATAAATTTTTTTCTGAAATATCAGCAGCAATTTTTGGAAAAATTTTATCTACTTTTAATGGTATCAACTCTAATATATTAGGTTGAGGTATATCCAAAATTCAACTAGAATCTCCTATAGACTCTAAATAATTAGATCATTTAGAATATTTATTTATTTCATTTGATTTAAATTTATAAAAATTATTTGATACAGATTTATCATTTTTATTAGCCATTACAGAATCTAGTTTTTTTAATTCTGTTATCAGTAATTTAATATTGCTATAAAAGTCATTAAATAATTTTGTATAATTAGAACTATCTATATTAACTAATATTTGAGCAATTTCTTTTCTAATATTTTCAAATTCTTTTATATTTGAAAGTTCATGATAATATTTTAATTTTGAGTTGTAATATTCAACTCAATCTTTGTTTATTGGTATTTTTTTAAAATCGGTTATAATAGATTCTATATTATGACATTCATCATAAATTCCTAAATCTGATTGTCTATCATAACCATATGGAGTATTTAATAATCCTAGAGCAAACTGATAATTTGTAATAGCAATTTCTTTATTAGAAAATTCCCTTTTAAGTTTAAAATATTCACAATTATCTGTTTTTCTCTCAGAACAATTAAATTTGCTATTTTGACATGGAGCAGCATCTACAGTTAATAATTCATTATTATAACAGAGGTAATTAGACTTACCTTTAATAGATACTACATTATCTAATGATCCAAAATTATCATCATATTGATCTATTAAAACTTTCTGATGATTTAATATTATAGCTCTTTTTTTCATTCATTGTGCTGTAAATCATCCTATAAATGATTTACCAGCTCCGGTTGGAGCAGATAAGATAACATTATCATATGAATCAAAAGCGTTAATAATCTTTTTTACTATTTCTTCTTGATCATCTCTCGGATTAAACATATTTTTTCCTATTAATCTTCTTCAATAAGTTTTGTAATATTATTTTTTATTTTTTCAGCCTTTTTAATTTCTGATTTTTTATAGTTAACATCAGCTGTCAATTCATTAATTTTATTATTTATAGTGTTTACTTCATCAGTAGTAAACTCCATAAAATTATCTAAATCTTTAAGTAGCTTAACATAAAGATTTAGAATTTTAGAAAGTGATTTTGATTTAAATTTTGAAATTAGTACTGAAATAGACATTTTTTTATCCTTGTTTGTAAATTTTTATTAATTTAAATATTTTAAAATAAATAAATTAATTTGTAAATAATTTATTTATTTTACTCTCACAATTATTTAAAAAATTTCATAATTCTAAAGTTTGGTTTTTATATTTTATAATATTTTCAATTTTAATTTTTTGATCATCTAATGTTAAATATTTCTTTAAAACACAATATAATAATACGATTATATTAATGTTATTTACAATATAATCTTTTACTATAAGATATTCATAATTTTCTTTTATATTACAATAATCTCTTAATTTTGTTATATTATATTTGTTAAAATTATTTTTTATATATTTAAATGAATTAATTATATCTTCTTTATTTTTTATGTTTTCATGTTTTTTTATTTTATCTCTTTGAATATATAATTTTATTATTTTATCATCTAAAAAATTATGATATGAAAATGATTTATACAATTCAAATCCGCATTTAAAATATTCATTAATATTAATATCTTTTCATTTTGTATTAAATCATAACGTAATAGTTCTTAGATTTTTATAATTTTGTTCATTTTTATTTTTAATCTTATTAATAGAATCTAATACATTTTTTGGTATTCTAAATCCTCTATTAAAATATTGGCCTCTAGCCTTTAAATATTCTACATATATATTTTCTTCAGTTAACATAAAATTTATATATCCTTAAAATATCATTATTTTTTATATATTACACATATATGATCCAGGCCATATAGTTCTTCATCTATTATTTTAGATATTATTTCCCAATCTCCTCCTGCTAATCCTGCGCCAATCATAGGATAAATTATAGTTTTATTTTTAAAATCTACAGATATTTTATTAAACACAGCCTTTATTGCATTATAATCTGCATTTCTAACTCTCCCGCCATAATGATATTGAGTGTATGCATTTACTATTGTAAAATTAATATTTTCATGTTTAATATCAACAGAAGAATAAGTTCCTAATTTAGATTTATCTCCTTTAATAGTTTTACAATCTGTGTTATATGCTTCAAAATAATTTTCTTTTATAGTTCGTGCTATCCCAGCACCCATATTACAAAAACAGTTACAACCATGTATTAATACATAATCATTTTTTATATAATCAAAAATATCTCCATAAATAATTTTCATAATTTATAAGCCTATTTTTTAAAATAATCAATAAAAATTGAAATAAAATCATCAATCTGATCTTTATCATCAAGAATAAATTCATGTGAACTGGTCAATAAATCCTTAAAAAGAATATAATAACACATTTTTATTTTACTATAAAACTTTTTAAAAAATGATTCATTATTGGGGTATGAAATCATGTTAAGATTAAATCTAATTGTGTTATTATCTTCAAATTCCAAAATTATATCATGTTCAGTTTCACCACAAGCGCATTGTGCTCTATAAATTTTTAAATCGTTATATTCATTAATTAACATTATTCTTTTTGATGTCATATACATGTTCCTTTATTTTATATTCACATTCTTTTAATTTATTTACTTTAATTAATTTTATTTCTCCTGATCTGTTTGAATAAAAGCATTTTTTTAATTTTAAAAATTTTAACATATTTTGACACATAGGACAAGGATATGCTAGAGAAAAATTACCTTTTTTTGTTATTCTTATTATTAATATAGATGCTCCTGATATAGAAGTCCAGTCTTTTATATTTAATACGGCAGATTGTTCAGCATGTATAGAACAATCTAAATTTTTATATTTAGGATGTATTATACTATTACCACGAATTTCATTATGACCTGTGCTTAATATTCTTGACCCTTTAAAAATAACAGCACCTATCTTAAATTTCATGTTACTTAATTCTGCTTCTTCAATACATTTTTTTATTATACTTTTATTCATTATTAAACCTTATTCTACAAATTTCTTTATTATCTTTGATAGTATGATTTTTAATTGAATATATTCTCTTGAATCTTCAAAATAGACAAGCATTTGGACTTCCAAGTCTTTTACGATTTAATAACATATAATCTATCAAATTTTTTCTTAATTTTTTTTATAATATCTTTAAGTTGAGGGTGTACACCTTTACTTGATCGTAAATCTAAAATATATCTCCAATGGGATATAGATGTTTTTAGATTTATTTCAGTTTTAAGTGCATTTGGAAGTATTTCTCTTGCTTGTTGGGCTTGTTGACCATTTTCTATTAATTTTTTATATCCTTCTTCAGCATATAATAGATACGTATAAAACAAGCTTTCAATCTTATCTAATTCTAATGGATTATTATTATTTAATAATCCATTAGATAACCAAACAGGTTTAATAAAATTAATATCATCATTATAATAATTAACATATCTAGTTGATTCTTGAGCAACAGCGAGCCAATGTCTAACAATTTCATGGCTACATCCTCTATTTATAATTAATTTCATTGTTAAAGATGCATGTATTTCAAATTCTTCATATGATAAATCACTTTCATCAATAACATCTATTGTATGAAAAAAATTATAATCTAAATCACTTAATTCTAATAAATCAGAAAAAAGTACAGAAGAAACTTCAATAAGTTTTTTAATAAACATAAAAAATTTATATTTCTTTAATAGATCTCTCCATGCTCTAATATCACCTGATATTATATATCTATTATTAAAATCTGTAAATTTTAAATTTCTTATAGATGTTATATACCCAGATTCTTTTATATAAATTTTTGATATTTTATCAAATGTATTTTTATCAACATTGATTATAATATCAGCAAATTCAAACATAGCAGAATGATTTAAATCTCTTAATTTTTTAACTAATTTCTCAGCAGACCCCTCTGTAATTTTATTTTCTGATTTATAACAAGTTCTGGCAACCAGCTCAATTTTTCTTTCAATGTTTTTTTCCGTAATAAATTCATAACTCTGTTCTATAATTTTCATACTATCTCCTTTAGTACCACCATTTCATAATATTCTTTGCAATATATTTAAATAAAAAGTTTATGTCAGATTGTTTATTTTTTTCAGATTTTTTTAACTTTAATCTAAATTCTTTAGATTCCTGTTTTTTATCATATTCAGTAATAACATTTTTTCTTGTAAAATTAAAATTATTTTCATCTGTAAAATTAAATTCTAATTCACCCCATTTTTTATCATGAGACCTTAAATGATTTTCTTCATATGCATCCTCTAAAATTTTATTACATAAATTTTCTACTAAAGTTAATTCTTTAATAGTAGGTTTATGTCTTTCATATTTTTCAAAATCAGATCTCATTAATTTTATTTTAAATGATAATATTTTTAAAATATAAACATAATCCCAATTTCTATCATTCCATATTACATGGAACCATATTTTTAAATTCATTAATCCATCAATAATACTATTAATTAGATGCATAATTTCTTCTCCATTCATTTAAATATTCATGAGCACTCTCTATAGAAGTAAAAAAACCATCTTTCATTATTTTATGTAAATTTATATTATGATTTTCATCTTTTTTTACACGAGCATTATATGATTTTTTATTAAATATATTTAAATTTGTTTAAATATAAAATATTGGAACATATAAATACAAACCAATATATTAAATTACATTAACAAGATTTCTTTGATCTTTTCTTTCTTCATGATTCTTGGAACTAAACGACCAAATAAATCAGTTTTATGTAATTTAGACTTTAGAACATCTAAAGTCAATCTATTTTTTAAATTAATGCTAGAATTAAAATCAGCATTAATCTTAAATCCACATTCAGTACAGACAAAATCTTCTTGATTTTGTCTGTTATTTTTATCTATGTTACCACAATTACTACATTGTTGACTTGAATAATGAGGCTTGGTTATATGAACCCTAATACCTCTTTTTTCTGCTTGTTGATTTAATCAAGTCTTTATGTTACTAAGTCTTAAAAGCCTTACTAATCTACTGTATTTAATATCAAATTCTTCAGATTTAATAAATGTTTTACCAAATGATTGTAAATCTTCCATTATAACATCTGAAATGTTATTGAGATCAAAATAGTCTAAAATCTCAGAAATTAATTTCTTGAAGTATCATTCATTTCTTTTTATTGCTTTGTTTAACTTTCTTCGATCAATATCTGAAATATTCTTTAAACCAATTTTATCAAGTCTTTTCAATAACTTAACAAAATCTTTAATATATTTTCGATTATAGTCAAACTCTTTACCGTTACTTAAAAAACAAAAGTTGTGTTTTACATTTAAATCCATACCTAATATTTCAGCTTGTTGTTTGAAATCAACTGCTTCTGTTTCATAAGTTGTAATAACATCAACTTTGTTTTTATAAACTTTAATAAAAAACTCTTTGCCTGTTGGTTTGATTTTATGATATTTTTTATTTATTTGTAGTGGTAAAAATATTCTTTGTTTACCTAATTTAAATGCAAATCAATGTTTATATAAAGAATTGTTTGTTTTTGTTATATATGAACTTTTTGTTGTTCCATTTTCACTAAGGCATTTTCTATGGGTTCCTGTTGTAAATTCAATTAGCTTAATTTTATTTAATGTTTTTGATTTAACCCTATAGATAGTTTCTTTAATCTTAGGTCAACAATCTTTTGATTTATAATATAAATATTGATCTTTGACTTTAGAATTATTTAAAATTTCTTCTAAATTGTTAAAATCAATATAAATACAATACTTGATAAATTTACCTAAATCAGTTCATTTTCTTATGATTTTAGTTTTCTTGGTATTAATATCACCTTTTTTATATTGCTTATAATTTCTTTTGTATTTTTCAGTTTTAATAGATGAAAATAGTTTCAAATCCACTTGGCTTATATATTTCTTTACAATTTCATCATATAGTTTTAAAATATCTTGAAATAATGTTTGAGTTTCTCAGGCTGATAATTCTGGTATCTTAAATTTTGTATAATTCTTTTTAAAAGCTCTAGGATCATTAAGATATGAAACAATATTATCATGGATATATAAAGATATTTCATTCTTTATAATTTTGACTTTATTGTCAATATCTTTTAGAACTTCAAATTTACCATTGTTTAGGTACTTTGAAGTGAATCTAATAGATTTTGTTTGTTTTTGTTTCAAGTCTAAGATCCTTTTGAATTTTTCTTGTTTACAATGTTTAATGTATATTGAATATTATTTTATAAATAATTTTTTAATTTAATAATATTTATGGATTTTAATAAAAAGTTTAATATAATTACCCAACCCATTTCTGTAAAGAGATTCTGAACTATGTTCATAGATTCATGAACAGAATCGTCCTTTGCAATAAAATCAGTTAAATCTATTATTGTTGTAAACGATTTTTTAATTAGATTTTTTTTAGAAATTATAAAATTATAAATTGATTGGATTTCTGAAGATGTAACAGAACCTAACCACATTTCTATTCTATTATCTACAATGTTTAAAAATATTTTACTATTTTCATTCGTTAGGGATAAAACAGTTTTATTAATCATTTTATAAATCCTTTTTACAGTATTAAATTTTTATTAATATATACTTTTAGGATTAATATGTAAATAATTTTTATAGGTTAAAAAGAAGCATCCAGAGACACTTTATTTTAATATTAATAGTAATATATATGTTTAAAATAAAGTCTCTCTATGTTTCATTCTGAGGTCTTTATTTAATTAAATCATTATATATTGTATTAATTTTCTTTTGTAAATCTTTTATTATTTCGTCTTGTTCTTTTCGTAATAATCAATATTTATTGATTATTTTACTCATATAAAAAATAATAATAACACAGAAAATTAATAATAATTTTCAAATGCTAGAATCTAAATATATATTTGAAAAAAATGATATGATATCATTCATATTAATTACCTTGATTTAAAATTTTAATATGTATTATATTATTTTTTGTTAAGGATTCATTTTTATATATAATTAATCTTACTCTTTTTTTATCTTTAAAAATATAACTTTTTATTATTTTATTGTCTACTAATATTTCATCAATATTTTCATAAGTTCTATCTAATATTATTTTTTCCTTATTGTTTTTTATAGGAAATATATCTACAAATAATAATATAGATATTAGTAATAATATTATTATTCAAGAATTAGAAAATATTATTTCATCTAAAGGCTTTTTAATAATTGTCATATGAATACTCTACAACCTCTATAATTTTTTTATAAAAATCTTGCATATTTAATTGTAATAATCTTTTATTATTTATTGCGATTATAGTATTATTCTTTTTATATATATTATTTCAAGTATTATGTAATATAGAATTTAATATAATGGTAGCAACCGTGCTACCCATTTCATAATAATGAGGAGCAATAGCAAATGAAACACCATCTTTTACACAAATAATATTATCGGAAACTTCCAAGTGTTTTTTATTATATTTAATTATATCTTTTAAGATATCTTGTTTTCTTAATATAAATTTATCATCTTTTATACCTTGAAATAGAAAAACCAGTATTCCTCTATCAGAATTTTGAATTTTAGTTAAAAATTTTCTTAATTCTGATAAATTTTTAATCTGTTTCTTTTTTAAGTTAAAAGATGTTTTTAATTTAAATTCTTCATAAAATAATTCTGCAATATTTATAGAGGTGCTTGTAAAATCAAAAATAAATCATATTGTGTCAGGTATATAATTTATTTTATTTAATAAAAATATAAATTCATCTAAATTAATAATTTCTTCAACACCAGAAATATTCTTACTATTTTTTATATTATTTTTATATTCTATATAAGGAGTATTTATTCCTGTAAAAATTATTTTATAATCTTCTGATAAATCAGCACCTATGTATTTAAAAGCTATATCATTTATAGTTACTATAAAATCTGGATTAAATTTATATATATCATTTTTTATTATTTTTGATACATCGGCCCTTTGTTTATCAGTAACATTATTAATACGAGAATCCATATAGTAATTCTCAATTATAAAATCTTTATTAGAATTATATAGAGTATCAATTATACCTTTAAGTTGAGGTTTTTCTGCAATATGATTGATTCCATAAGAATTTACAATAGATATCTTATATTCCTGAGAAAAACATAAACATGGAAAAAACAATAAAAATACAATTATTTTTTTCATTAAAATATCCTAATTCCTTTTAAAAAATTTAGCTATTTTATTACTAATACTTCGTGAAAAATCTTTATATCAGTTTCTAACTAATTTATTTTTTATTTTCTTTTCAGTTTCTAAATATTCTAATTTAGAAATATAGTACTTTGGTTTATAAAAATACCTTCTTATGTAAAATTTTAAATAAGGGTATTTTTTTTGAACTCTTTCTCAAGTAAATTTAATATTACCTTTAGAATCATTTCATTCTTTTAATCAATCTTCTGTAAACTGTTTTCTCATCTTTCTAGGAAGATAGTTTAAATTAATACATTGAATATAGCGATATTCATGTCCAGTATCAGGGTTATGTCCAGAATGCTTATTAATCATAATCACATGAGGGTTTTTATCATTTTCAAAGCCTCTATAATTAAAAGAATAGAATTGCCCTGATTTCATTTTAATGTTGTTATGTTTATGTGTTCAACTTATTTTTAAAGTCATATGTTTTTGTCCATTTTTTAATATTATTTATATATATTAATAGTGTAAAACTTTTTTAAAATAATATCATTTTATTATTTACTTTTGATTCTATCTATTATATTATTTATTTAACAACAAAACAAAAAGGAGAAAAAATCTATGGAAACTATTACAGATGTAAAAGTAAAATTGATTGGTGAAGATGGTAATGCTTTTTATATACTTGGAAAAGTATCTAAAGCATTAAGACAAGCAGGCTATAATGAAGAATTTATTAAAAAATATCAGGAGGATGCAATGTCTGGGGATTATGATACTCTTCTCCAAACAACAATGACATATGTAAAGGTTATATAATATGAAAAATAAAAACAAAACAGAAGAAATTTTTTTAGAATTGGAATTAGAATGTCCTCATTGTAAAGAAAAAAATTCTTTAGATTCATGTGAAAATATAATATTTGATGAATCTAAAGAAGAATTTATGCAATGTTATAAATGTAAAAAATGGTTTTAATTTTTTAGGATATAGAATTTTAATTCTATATCCTATTTTTATTACCTTGGAAATCCAAATAACCTTTTTTCTACATCCCCAACTCCTTTTAAAACTCTTGTATATTTTCCATCATCATCTAATCAATTAATCTCTTTACCTAAAACTCTTTCAACTGTTGCTTTATCATTTACTATATTAACGTTATTTTTTAAAAATAAATCAGCAACACCGTGACTGGCTTCAGCATAAAAATTATTAGATTTATTTTTAATTAATTCAATGCTTTTTGAAATTAAAAATTTCTTTGATTCTTTTTGTCCATCAGAACCCATTAAAGCTAATTTTCTACCATTACCAGTTTCTTTATATATTATAAATGCATCAGGATATTCATCAGTATCTATATCTATTAAATATGACATTTTATATTTTGATTTTAGTTGATTTAAATTTTTAATACTCAATCCTATTTCTTTATATGTCATTTCATACATATCTCATAATTTTTGTAAATATTCATTAGGTAAATCAGATAAAGGTAATTCAACCCATTGCTTTTTAGGTAGTTCTTGTTCTTGTAAATATAAATCAATTTTTTTAAGTATATTCATTTTATTAATATCCTAATTCTTTTAATCTTTTATTTGCCTCAATTTTAATAATACCACTTGTATCATCACTCAATGTAATTTGTTTTAAAAATTCTTGATCTGTTATTCTATCAATTGTTTCAATTTTAATATATCTTATTTTATCATTTAGTACAACTTGTTTTAATGTTTCCTGATCTGTAATTTTTTTAATTACATCAGATCTAACCACAGGTTCTTTATCATTTAAGGCTATATGTTTTAAAAATTCTTGATCTGTAATTTTTCTAACTGCATCAAGCCTATTAATATCATTATCATCATTCAATGCAACTTGTTTTAATGTTTCCTGATCTGTAATTTTTTCAATAGCTGAGCGTCTAACTTTAGAATTAACATCATTGTTTAATGCAATTTGTTTTAAAAATTCTTGATTAGTTATTTTATCAATTGCTAAACGCTTATTATAAATATCTTTATCATTTAATGCAACTTGTTTTAAAGTTTCTTGATCTGTTAACCTTTCTATTACTTTAAGTCTAACATTAGCATTATCATCATTTAACACAACTTGTTTTAATGTTTCTTGATCTGTTATTCTATCAACAGCTTCTTGTCTAACATTAGCATTATCATCATTTAACACAACTTGTTTTAATGTTTCTTGATCTGTTATTTTCTTTGTTGCTTCACTTCTTTCAAATCAATTTTCATCATTTAATGCTACATATTTCAATGTTTCTTGATCCCTAGTATCAATTTCGGTTTCTAATTCATCAACATAAGTATTTGATGTTATGCTATAAATATCTGATTCTTTGGGAACCTTACCTTGAACTGAATCAATAATTTCTTGTGCTTTTTTTCTAAAATCTTCAGGTGCTGTGCCATAGATTTTATCAGCTTTTCAATAAATATTATTAGTTTTCATTCCTTTATAAGGCTTAAATAAGACTCTAGCGGTAGGTGAATCTAATGTATATTCATCACCGGGCTTAACTAAATAAGCAATAAATACACCATCACTAGCTCCAGCACCAACATTTTCACTATAATATCCCGTGTTTAAATTCATGCAAGAAGTTCAACCAACATCGGTTGATTGTGATGCTATTGCTCTATGATCATATGTAAATACAATCTTTTTATCATTATTTTTATATATTGACAATTTTCTTAGGTTTAATTTACCATTCTTTATTAGATTTAATGATTCCATATTTTCAATAAAATCAAGCTGTTGTTTAATTTGATCTATACCCTTTTGATCATATTGTTGTTGCAATCTTTCTTTGGATTTAGGATTAGATTTTCTTGCAAATTCCATTAAAATATCAATAATAGATTTTTCTTTATTGTTTTTATAAACAACACCAGTTTTATAACTTTCTTTATTGACATTATAACCTAAATCTATTAATAGATTTATAACTTTCATATCATCAGAATTTAGTTTTATTGGTTTTTTATTATCAAAATCAAAAACTAAAGTCTTATTAACTTTACCCTTATTTAATTTTTTAAATAGTGCTGTAACCTGTTTAATAGATTCTTTATAGGCTTCTTTATCAAAAGTATCATAAAACTTAGTTTTATATTCTGATCAATTATCTTTTGTGATAATTTCATTTAAAAATAAATCTATTTTATTAATTATATTCATTTTAACCTGCCTTTATTTTTTAAATTTATCTATTATTTTATTTAAACCATTTCTTATTTCATTTTCATCAAAAATATCTGCTTTAGATGTACTATAAGGAATAGATTTTTTCATATTATGTAAATGCTTATTAATTTTTTTAAAAAGATTATGATCTTTAAAACGACCTTCTTCAGTAAATACAGTCATCATATCAAGTAATTCTTCGAGATATGCCTTTTTAATTTTTAACATTTCCTTATTAATTTTTTTCTGATATTCTTTATATTTAAATTTTGGATCGTTTGCTAATTGTAATCAATAAGCATATTTTAAAATATTTTGTTTTACATTTTCAAATTTATGATGATAATTTTCTGCACCCATATATCTAAATTCAACATGAGAATCCTCAACATCTATAACATGAATACCATAAAATTTATCAGTTGAATTTATTATTTTATTTAATTTTTCCTTTTTAAGGAATTTTTTAAGATCTTCTGAATCAAAAATTTCCTTTTTTAATAATTCAATTGAATCAGCATACCTATTTCCTCTTCTTTCATCAAAAGCTAAATAAATACTTTCTTCTTCAATCATTAAAATTAATTTTAGAGGATCGAATTTACCAGGATTTTTTAAACTTAAATGAATATGAAAACCACATGAATTATCAGTAAATCCAATTTTACTTATTCATTTAAATACTTTTTCGATTGAATCTAATAATTGAGGTAAAGGTAAAATAGGGGAAATTATCTCAATACCATAATCATAATTTATTAAACTTCCATCAGATTCAAGATTTCATCCCTTATCTCATTTAATACCTGTTTTTTCAAATCCTTCAAGATTTTCTATAAAATTTTCATCTATTAAATCGCTACCAAATAAATCATCATCATCAAAATAATTTTTTTCAATGGGATTATCAAAAGTATCAGGAAAACGATCATAATAACTAGAACTATCTATATAATATTTATATATCCGTGTAAATTCCTGATAAATACTATCATAAATATCAACAAAATAATAATTATACTTAGGATCATATAATATATTTTTTAAATCAACATCAACCATCTTATAAATATTATAATCTTCTATATCAATTTTTTTATCTAATTCATCTTTTTTATCTTCTAATTCAGCAATTTCACTTTCTATTTCTTTAATTTTTTCTCTTTGTTCTTCAATTTCTTTTTTTGTATTTTTTATATAATATTCATTATCGGGATCGTTTTCAGATTCTAATTCTTTTAAATGATTTTTATTATTAAGTATTTCTTCATTTAAATCATTTATATCTAAATTAAGTTCATCAATTTCTTTATCTAATGAATTAAACTCATCAATAACATCTTCTAAATCACTATTATATCTATCTATTTCATCATCAAAATCAATTCACCAATCTTCAAATTCTTCTTCTATAGTACGTCTAAAACTTAAATCTTCTATCTTATCTTCATCAATATAAAATTCAAATTCACAACCACCTTGAATATTTGTTGATTTTAATACTTCTTCATATTCTTTTTTTGTTATTTTTTCGTTTAAAATATCTTTACAATATGTTTTAAAATCCATTTAAAAAATCCTTTATATTATATCTAAAATTATTTAAATAATATTTTTTTAAAATAGATATATCAGCAACAGAGGAATTAATTCCTGAAGAATTATTTTTAATAAATTCATAATCTCCTATACATTTAGCAACATCTATTATACGTGTTTCAACTCCCGTGCCAATATCTATTATTTCCTCTTGTATATTTTTTATTCTTATACCAATATGTAAAAGAATATGGATTAGATCATAAACATGAATAAAATCTCTTGTTTGTTTACCATCTCCATGAATTTTTAATTTCTCGTTTTTGTTTTTAGCATTTAAAAAATTTGCAACAACAGAAGTTTTATCTTGTAAATAATCAATACCTCCATATACATTAGAAAATCTTAAAATTTTATTTTTTACGTTAAACTTTGTATTATTTTCTAAAGCTTTCTGTTCCATCATATATTTTGTTTTTGCATAAAATGAAGAAGTTGGATTTTTTGCTGCTTGTGAACTTGCTAATAATACGGGTATATTATACATATTAGCTAAATCTAGTATATTATATGAACCTACAATATTACTATAAAAAGCTTCTTTTTTATTTTCTTCGCAATCTTTTATACCTGATATAGCAGCTAAATGAATAACAAAATCTAGATCATTAGGAAGTTTTTTAATATCTTTTATATTAATATTATTTTTTTTATCAAAATTAATAAAATCAAAAAATTTAGATTGATAATTAAAAATTAAATTTTTTCCAATATAGCCTGATCCACCAGTGATTAATATCTTCATAAAATATCCTATATAAGTTTTTATATTATTTATTTAGAATTTATATTATTTTTAATATAATGTAATTATAATAGATAAAGGAGATCATTATGGAAATGTTTGATGAAGTTTTAATAACCTGTCCGTATTGTGATGAGTATACAATAATACAGAGTAAAGCAGCAGACTGTTTACTTATTACATATAGAATTCCAGAGTTGCCAAATTCAATTAAACATGATATAATTGGAACTCATTATTGTGATTCATGTAATGGTAAATATCATATTAAATTAATTGATGATGAAATAAATATTATTAAAGATGATAATGAAATTTGTGAATCCTGTAAATTTGAAGATACTTGTATAGGTATGTCAGACCCCTGTTTTACATGTTTATCAACAGTATATCCAATAACAGGAGAATCCAAAGAAAAATATTCTGAATGGATAAGTAAAAAAGTATCTTGGAAAACTATAAAAGAAAATGAAATAAAAAAATTTAAAGAAGAAGAATTTTTTAATAAATGTATGGAGGATGATGTTTTTAAAAAAGCATTTAATAAATTAGTTGATCATGTAAAGAACAGAGTTCTAAAATAATTCTCTTTCTGTTACTATATTAAAGTGTCAACCTTTTTGTTTACAAAAATTTTTTGCTGCTGCTCATTTTCTAGAATTTGTATTTCAAGTTCTCTGTTCATATAGTTGAGTTTTTTTATTTTTTCTTTTATTTTGTTTAGGTGGTTGTGTTTCTTTATAGGGTTTTATTTCAACTAAATAAGTTTCTATTCCTTGAGATGTTTTACATTGAAATAAAACATCAGGAAAATATTTTCTTTGTTTAGTTCCTCCACATTTATAATCAATGTCTATATATGGAATATGAAATGGTTCTGTAATTCATTTTATAACATTTTCATTATTATCACACCATCTATAAAATTTAGATTCATATGAGCTTCTACTAATAATTTTATCAACATCTCCTATATATTTTTCTGGATTTCTTGGTCTATATAAAGTATGTCCTGATTTTGGATTAAAATTATTATGTTGTCAACTCATATGAATCCTTTATTGTTAAATATATTAATTAATCTCAAGTTCTTTTTTTCATTGATTTTTTACGTTTTCTTGAAATAGAGCTTTTTTTAGATTTTAATTTTCTTGCTGATCTTTTTGCTGCTTTACTTCTAACTCTTTTTTCAGATGCACTCATTCTGACATATTTCCCATTAATTACTTTATATCCTTTTTTAGGGGGTAATTTTTTTACACGTTTACCTCCTCGTATAACATTTATTTTAGCAACTTCATCTATTTCTTCTATTGTTGAGTCTTCAATTAATTCTAAAAGATCTTCTAAAGCATCAGCTTGATCTTCACTTAAAGATTCAATATCTAACAATTCTAAAAAATCAAATAATTTTTTATTTAAATCATTATAAAATTCATCAAATTCTTCAGGATCAACTTCTTCATAATCTGATTCTTCTAATAAATAATTAATAAATTTACTCATAAATTATATTCCTTAATCAGTTTCTTTATCAGCTTTTCAACCTTTATCAACTTCATCAAAAAACTTCTTTTGTTCTGTATCAGATAATTCATCTGGAGATTTAACACCTCATTTTTTAAGCATTTTATTAAAAAATAATGTATATGCTTCCTTATCTCCGGATTTTGCTTCTTTTAAAATTAAATCAATTTTTTCTAAAATAGTTTTTTTCATATTATTTACCTTTTTAGTTTTTATATTATTTATATAAATAAATCATTAGTCATTTGACATATCTCACCTCTAGGAGATTTTTTAGTTTTTAATGTAATATGACAATATTTACTATGGTTTTTAAATGATTTTAAAATTCAATTTATTCCATTATTATTACTATTATTATAATAATTATCAATTTGATTTGTATCACCTGTTCCTATAAATTTAGAATTTTTACCACATCTTGATAATAAAGTTTTTGTTTCTATTCTATTAAAATTTTGAAGTTCATCAGCAATTACAATACTATTATCAAATGTTTGTCCTCTCATATAATTTAAAGGAATAAATTCTATATATTTTGTATTAAATTCTAATTGGTTTATGGGTAATGTACTATCTATAAACAACTTTTTACAGGGCCTTATTTGATGTAATTTTATTAAAATAGATTTTATATTATAAATAAAAGGCTCAAACTTTTCTTCTAATGTTCCGGGCAAAAAGCCGAGTGTTTGAGTTACCTCTATATTAGATGTTGTAATAATTATTTTTTTATATTGTTTTTCTTGAAATATTTTTTGAAGAGCAAAAGCTAAAGCTATTGTAGTTTTTCCACTGCCAGCATCTCCACATATTGTTTGAACTAATATATTATCATTTAATAAACTATAATAGAGGGCATTTTGATATACATCTCATGATTTAATTTTTCATAACTCTAAATTATTTGGTACTTGTTCTATAAGATTTAAATTTGCATTATAAAAATTTAATTGCCCCGTTTCATTAAAATGAAATGAATTTTTATATTCTTTTCAATTTTCTTTTTTACCATCATCATCATATAAATCTATAAATCCTGTGTATTTTTCTGTTTCTGTTTTAAATGGGTTGCTTGTTTTAAAATCTTCTGTTTTTATATATTCTTTTTCAGATTTTATTTTAAAAAGTCTATCATTAGTAATAAAAGTATATTGATCTATATTAGGTAATTTTTTTATTTCTTCTAATATTTTATTATCATTGCTTACTTCAGGATATTTTTCTGTATTTAAAATTTGATAATATTTTTTATATTTTTCTAAAGCATCTATTACTCTTAAAGCTAAATATTTTTTATTATCTTTATGTTTTAAATTATCAATTTCTTCTATTACAATTTTTGGGATATATATTTCATTTTCTTCACCGTTTCTTAATAGTTTTATACATTCTGGATTATCAATAAGTACTGAAGTGTCTAAAATATATTTCTTTTTCAAAATAAAATCCTTATTTTTTGTTTTTAATTCAGTCTAATAATTCTTCTCTAGAAGTAACAAGTATATTATTTGTTACTTTAGAATTATCATTTTTGTTGTCTATATCCTTTAATAATTTTTGCTTTTTTAAATCATATTCTAATTTTTTTAAATCTATTATTTCTGCCTTTTGGTTTGTTTCTTCTAATGATATTGTATTAGATATTAATGAATTACTTGCTGTTGTTATACAATCAATTAATCTTGCTGCTGTTTCCATTAATCTTGCAGTTAAATTAGATGTTTCAGATTCAACTTCAAGTTCAATAGTTTCTAATAATTTTTCTGCTCTCTGTATATTTCTTCTTAATATGCTTTCTGCTGTTTCATCTTCAATATCATTACATTCATTTATATTATTTGTTATTTCATCTAATTCATTTTTCATTTGCTCAATATTAAAAATTTCATTTAAATCTTTATTAGACATTGTTCCTCCATTTTTTTATATTATTTATATTAATAGTATAAAACTTTTTTATAAAGAATAATGACCCAAAGATGAATAATATAGGCTTTATTATAATATTAATAGGGTTATATTATAATTTAATTAAAGTCCTATAATAACCTCTTATGATGTTATTTTTAATTTATTTTTTTATTATTTACTAATCATAAAATTTTTAATATATTAAATTTTTATAAGAAAGGAATATTATATGTTAGGTTATGCTTGTAAAACATTAGATGAAAATTTAAAAATAATAGCTGAATATAATTTTAAAACT